ACCTTCTCTTGAGTCCCATCCTTTTTGATCTCTTCCCATATTTTTAGAAGATATTCTTTCTTATTTAGTTATTTAGACGAATATTACCAAAAGGTATTTCAATTGCATCTGAAAGTTCTTCAGGGTATATTTCATAGATGCCACCAGCAATCTCATTCCATGTATATTGACGCATTTGGCCCCAATGATAGTTAAGACCACGGAATCCCCATTTGAATATATCCGTAACAGCAACTAAAGGATTTTGATCATATTCTATGTTAGGTGTCTTTGGTCGATAGACGAATGCATATATCTTTCCAACTTCAGGTACCTTGTTACCTTCTTGTAGACGATCTAAAAGTTCTAGCATCAAATCATCAGCACTTTGAAGACCTGTTAGACTATCAACAACTCCACGGATTCTATTTTCTTTATCATCAGTTGGAAATGCCAAGTTCTCTCTCCGTTAAGATTTTAAATTCCCATAATCTATTGTTACAGAAGTCTTTTGCTGCTTCCCACTTTGCTTGGTTCTTTGCATAAGTGTAGACTTCATAGATATACCCTCTGGTTTTTTTCTTTTGTATCTTGGGTTCTTTAGTTTGTCTTGCAGGTTTGATTTCAATAATATATTTTTTAATCTTACCACTAGATTCTTTCACTTTAATATAAAAGTCAGGAAAATAACGACGTACTTTTCCTGATGTGGGATCTCTATAAGGTATGACGTATTCTTCTGAACCCCATTCCAAAATGTATTGCTTGGTATCACAATACTTCATAAACTTTTCTTCCCAACTAGATCTAAAAAAGATATTCTTATAGTCTCCCTTATACTTTTTAGGGTTTCTGGGTCTATAGTAACCTTTTTTAGTTGCCATCATTCATTCGTATTGCTGGTCTTATCCAAGGATCCTCTTTAGTACCAGATCCTTTTATACTACTTCTTGGAGTATTTTTAGCACCTGTTGCAGAAATCGCTACGTAACGATCATAAGCAATCTGAATCTGCACTTTCATTACCTCTGCTTGACCATAGGTAATGGGACTTGTATCTAATCTCTTTGGGAAGGCATTAATAAACTCATATCCCAAAAGATTTTGACCATTCTTATCAAATTTAACAATAGATAAAGTATTACATTTATAACCTACTTTTCCTTGAGAGTCCATAGGATAATTAAATCTTCTATAATATCCTTCTGTCTTTGCTCTTCCTTGCGGATCACTATCTCCAGCAATATAATCCATCCATCCTTCAAAGAATTTAAGACTGTGGTGTTTTACGTCAACATAAAATGAAAAGTCAGTTTCTATATAGTTACGAAAGTGTGGAACGTGTTGTTTAATTCCTTGGTAGTTATCAGTAATTTCTAAGGTTGCAAATGAACTACTTGGCAATCGAGCATCTGAACACATAATGCCTATACTACTACCTGATGAATATCTTGAAGGTAAGTTGTATTTGGAACCTAAATATCCTTTAAGAGCACCTGTGAATCCACTTATAGTTACTTGATACTGATTACTTAAAGATAATTGGGTAATATCCATCCTATTAAGGATACCCATTTTAAAATTTTGTATTACCGATGCCATCTAAATACCTAGTATTATCTTTATATTATAAAGTATTTAGATACTTAATAAATAACCTTACTGAAGTTTGAAAACATTATGCCTTTACCTAAGATTTCTGCCCCTACCTATGAGTTAGTATTACCCTCAAGTGGAAGGAAAGTTAAGTATAGACCTTTTTTGGTCAAAGAAGAGAAGATTCTAGTTATTGCATTAGAATCAGAAGATACCAAACAGATTACAAATGCTATTAAAACTGTCATTAGTAATTGTATTTTGACTAGAGGTATTAAGATTGAGAAACTAGCAACATTTGATATTGAATATTTGTTTCTGAATGTTCGTGCTAAATCTGTTGGTGAAACAGTGGATGTAAATATTACTTGTCCTGATGATGGTGTAACTCAAGTTCCTTTGAAAATAGATATTGATTCTATAAAAGTTCAAAAGAATGATGCTCACACCAATATTATAAAACTGGATGAGAATTTATCTCTTCAGATGAACTATCCTTCATTGACTCAGTTCATTGAAAGTAACTTTGAACTAGCAGGAGTGGATAGTGATCTTGAGAAATCATTAGATGTGATTATTTCTTGTATCGGTCAAGTATATAATGAGGAAGAATCTTGGGATGCTTCTGAATGTACCAAAAAAGAACTGAAAGAGTTTGTTGAACAAATGAATTCTAAACAGTTCAAGGAGATTGAAACATTTTTTGATACAATGCCTAAACTATCTCATAAGATTAAAGTAAAAAATCCAGAGACTGATGTTGAGAATGAAGTGGTATTGGAGGGTTTAGCGTCTTTTTTCAGTTAGCTCTAGCTCACGAGAGTCTAGAGAACTACTATCGGACAAACTTTGCCCTTATGCAACACCATAAATATAGCTTAACAGAACTTGAAAATATGATACCGTGGGAAAGAGAAATATATATCTCACTTCTCCAACAATATATTGAAGAGGAAAATCTAAAGCAGCAACAGAGTGGCAATTATTAATTTAAAAACACAACAAGCATCTTTAAATAAAACACTGATGAAAAGTTCAGTGCTTGCTTCTGGTGGCCCAAAAATTACTGCATCAAAAATTAAAGTAGGAGATATACCTAAGATTAAGTTTGGAAGTGTTCCAAAGGCAATAGGGAGCCAACCAAATATACCTCAGATGAGTAAGTTGGATGTTCCTTCTATTCCAGCTAGAGAAGAGAGTGGATTAGGGGAACAACCTTTATATCAAGCACCTAAGATAGGTGGATCTTCTGGTCGCAAAGGTTCGGGACAGAATATTGCTAAGATGATAAGCAATCTTCAAAAGTCATTTCAATCTTTAACATCCAGAGTTAATGCAGTTGAAAGAAGGACAAGTCAAAATCAGAATGCTATAATAAAGAATCAGGAGAAAATACAACAGACTATAGAAAATCAATCAGAGATACAAAGTTCATTAGAAGAAACAACTCATATTCTTAATGATATAGGAAATGCAATGTCAGCAGATTTTGCTGACCGTATAACGAAAGAAAGAGAAGCAATAAAAAAAGCAAAAAAGAAAAAACGAGATGCTAGAAGAGAAGCAGCAGAGAAAAGTGTAGAGGGTTCTTCTACTCTGGATAAGGCAGGTAAGGGTATAGTTGCGTCAGTTAAAAAGCCTGTAAAGGGTTTGATGTCTAAGATTGGAAGTCTACTTACCTTCCTTATTTTCGGATTTATATCAAGTCCTGCTTTAAAATGGTTGAGAAATAATGCACAATCAATAGATGCGTTTTTTGAATTCTTTAAACGACACTGGGTATCTATTTTAGGCCTTGGAATAGGAGGTGGCACGTATCAAGTTGCCAAGAACATGGGAAGGGCTTGGAAGAATATGGGCAGTAAGCATTGGCTTAGAAAAGGTTTAAGAGGAGTACGTAATAAGTTATTTGGCCCTAAAGTTACTCAGACAGGTACAAGATTAGTTAATCCTGTAGATGCGGCCTTTGATGCTAAACCAAAAACTGTAGCACAGTTTGCTAGAAGGAAGGGACGCATTGGAAAATTCTTACAAAAAACTAACATAGTTGCCAAGAAAGCACGGAGACTACCAGTTGGTAGAATTGGTGGAGGTTTGTTAAGTGTTCTTTTTGCTGGTATGGAGTTTAAAGGTAGAAAAGAAGAAGGACAGACTACAGGAAAAGCATTAATAGGTACTGCAGGATCTACACTTGGTGGAATAGGAGGTGCCAAGGCAGGTGCTATGGCTGGTGCTGCTATTGGTAGTATTATTCCAGGTGCAGGAACAGCCGTAGGAGCAGTTCTTGGTGGTTTGATTGGTGGTATTGCTGGTTCTATGCTTGGTGGTAAAGCAGCAGATATGACATCAGATGCAGTAGGATTGGGTGGGAACACCAAATTAAATAAGAATGTAAATCAAATCGGTAAACTGGAAGAAGAAGATGCAAATAAAGTTATTATTAATGATCTTATAAAAGATAAAACTGGTGATATTACACCATTGGAGACACCTGTAGGAGGAAGTTCATTACCTATGCTTTCTCCTCAGGATGCATCAAATCCATATGTTGCAATGATGGCACAACAGTTGGGGATATTCTAAATGGCTTGGTTAGCACTAGGAAAAATTGCATTAAAAGCTGTTGCTAAACAAGGAGCAAAACAGGCTGTTAAAGGTAGTATTAAAGGTGCGGTTAAAGGTGCTGTAAAGAATAAATTAAGTGCTAGAAATATTAAAAGTAATTTACTTAAGAAAAGACAGCAGTTAAAGAAAATTCAACTAAAAAGAGAAAAAGTAGAAGATGATATTAACAAAACTTCTTCTCAACCACAGGATAGTGGAAAGGGTCGTGGTAAGGTTGGGCTTGCAGGACTTGATTTAGGAATTTTTGGAAAGATTTTTAATGTGATAAGTATCTTTATCTGGAGTTGGGTAATAAGAAAAGTGATTCAATTTACTGAAGGTATTAATAAAACAATAGATTCTGTAAAACCTGTTTGGAATGCTGTAATGGGAACATTGGAGAAAATAGTGAATGGTGTCAAATGGATATTTGAGAAAGTGGGTGGGATGGTTGGTTTAGTAGCATCATCCAAAGAAGTAGAAGATGCACAACAGTCTCTAAAACAGACTAATGATGATATTAATAAGGAACTTGAAAAGACACAAGATGGTAAATCTGGTGATGTAGATGAAGAAAGGGAAGAAAGGAAAGAAACTGACCAAAAGGATGCGGTAGTAAGTAAGGCACTGAAGGAATCTTCAGATTTTATTGAGTCAGAGGCTACTATTAATCAAATTGATGATAAACAAACTCAATCACAAAAAAATCTTAGTCCTGAAACTATGTTAGGTAAAGTAGATAACATAGTAAAGGGTAAAGCAGATAAATCAGTAAGTAAACTTAACAATGCTAAGTCAGATATACATCCAGCAGTTCAAAAAGCATTGGATAAAAGTGTTGCTAGAGATGGATTAGGTGGATTAAAAACTATAAAAACTGTTAATGGTGGATTGGGTCCTACTCAGAAAATGAAGAATCAATCAAAAATGATTATTCAACCTGTAGAAAGAATAGTTCGGGTTGGTGGTGGTTCTGGTTCATCGGGTGGCAGTGGATCAAGTAATATTAAATCACCTGCTGCATCATTATCAGGTGGCACATCGGAGATACCATAATGCAAGTACAAGGATCTAAATACGAAAAGTTTAAAATAATTTCTGCTAATGGTAGAAATAGTGTAGAACTTGGAAATGATGAGTATAAAGAATATGGAGCTCCTTTTAGGATTACTAACATATTCTTTTATGAAAATATTCTATCTCCTTATATTACAGGAGTAATAATAATTCAAAGTACTCTTGATGCTGCATCAGATCAAAGTGATACTCAAGGAAGAAGAGGTTCTTTACATAGTGCTCTTCCTCTTGAAGTAGGATGTAAAGTACTGCTTAAAATACAAGATCCTTTAGGTAAAGGAATAGACTATAGTGATGAAAAGGATCCATTTAAACAACTATATGTTGATGAAGTTCAAATGATAAGTAAAACTTCATCAATGGAAACAGTTCAACTTAGGGTTGTATCAAAGATAGGATGGACTAATAATACCAAGAGAGTAACTGCTTGTTATAAAAATCGTATTTCTGAATCAGTAAAAGGTATTGTTAAGAATGAATTAAAGATGCCTTCAGATATGATAGAGGTTGATGAATCAAGTAACTCATATTCTTTTGCGGGAATGACGAAGAGACCATTTGATTTGATTGCTATGTTGGCAAAACAAACAATACCAACTAATACTGCTAATCCTGGTTATTTTGCGTATGAAACTAGAAGTGGATTCCATTTTGTTTCAGCAGATTCTATTATCAATAAAGAACCCTACGAGAAAAAATATTGGTATGCTGGAGGTGGAAAGGATGAAATTAATAGTGAAGAATCGGATTATGAAATAGCAACCTTAACAACACAACAAGATCAGAATCTATCATCTCAAATTAGATCTGGTGTATATGCCAATAAGACAATATTTTTTAATCCAGCATCTTATCAGTTTACAGAGATTGATATTACTGTTGAAGATGGTAAACTTTATAAAGATCCCAAGTTTTCTACTTTAGGAAAGACACCAGAAACCCCTAGTATTTTGAGTGAGGATTTCCAAGAAGGTAGTAAGTTTCATCGAGTTCAAACTGCTGTATTAAATATTGGTGCTGAAAAGGAAAATATTGATGTGAATAATAGTCCTGAATTATACTATGCTGCTGGCTCTACTAGATATAATATATTATTCTCACAACGACATACTATTACTATCCCTGCTAATACTGATTTAGAGGCAGGAGATACGTTAACCTTGGAAATTGAAAAGGTTTCTGAAAATAAAGAACAAGGCCCTGATCAAAAGACAAGTGGTAACTATATTATTCAAGCACTATGTCATTACTTTGAACCAGAGAAATCAGTGACTTCTATTAATTTGATAAGAGATTCTTATGGACTACATTTTGCAAAAAACACTAAGAAAAAGAAATAGGAGGTAATATGGCAGGTAATTTAAGCGATATTGATTATTATGGGTTAGGAACCCACGAATGGATTGGTATGGTTTTACCATATGAAGCCCAAAAAGACCAAGTTGATGGTAATGCTGGATTTGGTTATAGATTCAAGGTTGCTATAATGGGCAATCATCCTAATAATCAAACCATTAAAGATAAAGATATTGTATATTCTATTGTAAGACTTGGTGTTACGGATGGTAGTGGAGCAGCAAATAAAAAGAAAACACCAGCAATCGCTCAAGGTGATGTTGTTACAGGTAAGTTTTTGGATGGTGATAGGAAACAAAATCCTATGATTACTGGTGTTCTGGGAAGAACAGATGGTGTTAGATATGGTTCAGGAAGATTTGAATCAAAGACTGGATTTGTTGGCTCAACTAAAGTAGGAACACTTTTAGGAAGACAAGAATTTTCAGAACAATTTCCTTTATGTACTCCAAAAGCAAAATCTGATAATGCAAAACCCAAAAGAGAATCTCCATTAGCA